GTAGTCAAGGTGGAATTAGAAATGCAAGTGCTACAGTATTTTATCCTATTTGGCATCATCAGTTTGATGATCTTATTGTACTTAAAAACAATCAAGGAACTGAAGAAACAAGAGTCCGACACATGGACTACGGAGTGGTGTTGTCTGCATTGTTTTGGAGACGATTCAAGAACAAAGAAAACATCACGTTCTTTGACCCCAATGAAGTCCCAGATCTTTACGAGGCTTTTTACAGAGACTCACAGCTCTTCGAAGAACTCTACGTAAAATATGAAAAACAAAAAGGCCTCCGTAAGAAAACGATGAGTGCCGAGGAAGTGTTCAAGAGTGGTATACTGAAAGAACGTACAGACACAGGTCGAATATATCTTGTATTCATTGATAATGTAATGAACCAAGGACCATTTGATCCTGAGTACCATACGATTTATCAAAGTAACTTGTGTTGTGAGATCCTATTACCCACCCGTCCATTTAAGCGATTAGACGATGAGGCTGGCCGCATAGCGTTATGTACACTGGGATCTATTAACTGGGGATCGTTCCGAAATCCAGAGGATATGCGTAGAGCTTGTAGAATTCTACAGCGTAGCCTGTGTAACATTCTTGACTATCAAGATTTCTTATCGATACAGAGCAAATTGAGTAACGATGAGATACAACCATTAGGGATTGGTGTAACCAATCTAGCCTACTGGCACGCCAAGCGTGGTCTGAAATACGGTGACAAAGATGCACTGGCAGAAGTAAAATCTTGGATGGAACATCAAGCATTCTACTTAACGGAAGCAACAGTAGAGTTGGCCCGAGAGCGTGGTGCTTGTCAGCATAGCTCACAGACACGATACGGCCAGGGTACGTTTCCGTGGGAGCTTCGTGCTAAAGGTGTAAATGAACTAGCAGACTTTACCCCAGAACTAGATTGGGAAACCCTACGTGTTAACATGAAACAGTATGGTGTTCGCAATGCTACACTTATGGCTATCGCTCCAGTAGAAAGTTCCAGTGTTGTTATCAACTCAACCAACGGTATTGAAATGCCTATGAGTTTAATCAGTACTAAAGAATCAAAGGCCGGATCGTTCACTCAAGTTGTTCCTGAGTACAACAGATTGAAGAACAAGTATCAGTTGATGTGGGAACAAAAAGACTGTGATGGTTATCTAAAGACAGCGGCTGTACTAGCAGCCTATGTTGATCAAAGTATTTCAACAAACACATTCTATAACCCTGCACACTGGGCTGATCGCAGAGTGCCTACAACGCTGATTGCCAAGAACTTGATGCAGGCTCACATGTGGGGGCTGAAGACATTCTACTACAGCTTGATCAACAAAGCAGGTAGTAAGGCCTCGGCAGAACCAACACCTGAAGTACACTACAACGGTTTCCACAACGAACGTGAAGTAGAAACAAGTATCGAAGAAGATTGCGAGGCATGTAAACTATGAGCAAAGCTCAATATAACTTAAACACAAAGACAGACTACCTTAATCGTAAGATGTTTCTAGACCCAGCAGGTCCTGTAACCATTCAAAGATTTGAAGAAGTAAAATACAATAAGATTGCCAACTTTGAAACTACTGCACGTGGCTTCTTTTGGGTCCCTGAAGAAATTTCATTAACCAAAGACGCTGGAGACTTTAAAGATGCCAGTGATGCTGTAAAACATATCTTTACCAGTAACCTGTTGCGACAAACAGCTCTAGACAGTTTACAAGGTCGTGGCCCAAGTCAAGTGTTTGCTCCTGTGATCAGCTTGCCAGAACTAGAAGCTCTAGTATACAACTGGACATTCTTTGAAACTAACATTCACAGTCGTAGTTACAGTCACATCATACGAAACATTTATAATGTGCCTAAGGATGTGTTCAATACAATCCATGATACAGAAGAGATTGTTGGCATGGCATCAAGTGTGGGAAAATATTATGACAAGCTACACCAAATTAACTGTGCTGTAGAATGTAATGCCGATATCAATGAGCAAGATCATATTAAAGCAATCTACCTAGCACTACACGCCAGTTATGCACTAGAAGCATTCCGCTTCATGGTATCATTTGCTACAAGTTTGGCAATGGTAGAGAATAAAATCTTTATCGGTAACGGCAACATCATCAGCTTGATTCTACAAGACGAACTGCTACACAAAGGTTGGACTGCTTTCCTAATTAATCAAGTAGTCAAAGAAGATCCTAGATTTGCTGCCATTAAACAAGAATGTGAGCAAGAAGTCTATGAGCTTTACCTAGATGTTATCCGTGAAGAAAAAGCCTGGGCAGACTATTTGTTTAACAAAGGCCCTGTGATTGGTCTTAATGCAAACATTCTCAAAGACTTTGTTGACTATACAGCCGCAGGTGCTTTGAAAGACATTGGTATCAAATATCATAATCCTGCACCAAAGTCTACACCTATTCCGTGGTTTAACAAACACGTTGATACCAGCAAGAAACAGACAGCATTACAGGAAAGTGAAAGCACTAATTATGTTATTGGTGTTATGAGTGATGCTATTGACTACGATGCCTTGCCGGCACTATAATACATTATGTTCAAAGTACAGTTTAAAATTAGAACACCCTATGAGTCCTGGAGTAGTCTAGGTAGCTATGGCACAGAAGCACAGGCTATATCGGCTGCATTAGCCAAGAAACAAAAAGGTGCTATACTAGTTAGAGTAACTAATACAAAAGGACAGGTTGTCTATTCAAGTTAATTATGAAAACACTAAGAGAATATATTAATCTAATTGAAGGCAAAATTGACGACAGTTGGTTTAAAGATGAAGCATTTAAAACTTTCAAATTGGCCAAATCAATTTACTACGACACTGCTACTGATAGCGGTACTGTTGACACACTTGAAGGTCCGGTAAAATACGAAGCTGGTCATAAAATTATCACAGGCCCTAAGGGCGAAAAGTATCCAGTGAGCCCTGAATCATTTGCAGACAAATATGATGTAGATGATGAGCATACAGCTACACCAAAAAAGATTATCAAATATGCTAAATTAGCCGACCATGACGGTGTTCTACACACTAGTTGGGGCGATCTAGCATATACCAAAGGCAACGATGTTATTGTTCGTCATGGCGAAGGCGATTATGGCGCAGTAAAAAAGGACATCTTTCAACAGACATATGACACAAAGGAAATGAAATGAAAGCCATAGTATGGAGTAAGTACAACTGCCCCTATTGCGATCAAGCAAAGGCGTTGTTAAAACAAAAAGGTATTGCATTTGAAGAAAAGAAAATTGGAGACGGCTATACTCGAGAAGAACTGTTAGAAGCTGTGCCCACAGCAAGAACAGTACCACAGATTTTTCTAGGTGAAGAACTAGTGGGTGGATTTACAGAACTAAAGAAAAGGTTAGAAAATGTTAATTGATAAAGGCGTTACTATTGGTGAAGTTGTCACTCTTAAACTTACCAGCGGAGAGGAAATTGTTGCCAAGCTGGTTGATGACGGCCCTATGTTTTATAAATTGAGCCACCCACAGGTCATAGGCATGGGACCAAAAGGTCCGGGACTAATGCCTTATCTGTTTACAGTTAGCCCAGATAAAGAAGTAAAATTAAGCAAAGGCACAGTTGTGGTAATTGAAGCCACTGACAAAGAATTTGCTGATCAGTTTATTCAGAGCACTACAGGTATTGCTCTAAGATAAGGAGACCGTTATGCCAGCAGTAGCAAGAGGAGCAGGTACAGACACAGTTGATACTGATCACGGATCGGGTCGTAGATGTAGATCTGCTACAATATTTACTACCGATGCATGTTCACCTGATGTTTTTGTCAATGGTATCGGTGTTGTTCGAGAAGGTGATCCTATTATTAAACATCCTCAACCAGGATGCGAGGATCATGCTCCCGGACTAGGCACATTCAGTGCTACAGTTAAAGTAAATGGTTTAGGACTAGGCCGAGTGGGAGACGAATATCCCGGAGGCCACATTATCAATTCTGGAAGTGGGGATGTAAATGCAGGATAAAATTAAAAAGTTTCTTTGGAAAATTCTAGGTTTCTTAAGTCTAGGAATGGCCTATGTAGGTCTAATCACTCCCGGTATACCCTACAGTTGTTTTGTAGTGTTTGCCGCCTACTGTTTTGCCAAGGGATCGCCTGCTATGCATGCCTGGCTATACAACCATAAGATTTTTGGTCCTTTCCTTACCAATTGGAACGAGCGTAGGGTATTTCCAACCAAAATGAAGTTCTTTATGTTGGCCATGATGTCTAGCAGTTTGATAATCATGTGGTTGACAAATGTGCCCGCCCGTGGTATAATGTACACGGCGGCCTTTATGTGTCTAGTGGCAATTTGGGCATGGCGATGGCCGGGTAGTGTTGAAGAACACGAAAAACGTATTGCAGAAGGTCGCAAGATTGGTTGGTTTAACAATCAATTCTAGTCAACAAAACATTAGGCTAAGGCGTTAAATATATACAGGCTCTAAGGAGAAGGTTATGAAAAAGATTTTAGCCGGTTTATTACTTTCTGTGTTAGCAGTTTCTGCTAACGCACAACACCATGGTTGGAGACACGGCCACGGCGGATATTATGGTGGCAACGGTTGGGGTTGGGTAGCACCAGCGGTAATCGGAGGTGCTGTAGTTTATGCGGCAACGAGACCGCCTGTGATCGTACAACAACAGCCTGTGATCGTACAACAACAGCCCGTAGATGTTGTTTACATTGACGGTATTGCTTATAAAAAGCAAATCATGGTCATTAATGGACAATATCAAGAAGTTTTAGTGAGATTATAATTTACACACACAGAAAACATTTAACACAATAGGAAAAAAATGGTAACAGGAAAAGTAAAGTGGTTTAACGACACCAAAGGTTTTGGTTTCATTACTCCCGACGACGGTGGCGCAGATTTATTTGCACACTTTTCACAGATTAATTCGAGTGGCTTCAAGAGCTTACAAGAAGGACAGAGTGTAAGGTTTGAAGTAACTCAAGGTATGAAAGGCGCACAGGCTAGTAACATCCAGCCTGCCTAAAAGAATTGTTGTAATCCCTTCAAAGTGAAGGCATTCTGGACGCGGGTTCGACTCCCGCCAGGTCCACCATAAGGAAATTTAATGAAGATTGATATCACAGCGGAACATGAAGGCATAACAAAAACAATTTGTACCTACGAAATTGAACCAATCGTTGGACAAAGTGAAGATGTTACTAACCAAGTGCTTGATGCGATCAACTCTAACATAAGTTTGTTTATGATGGGCCTGCCATGGTTTCGACAGGGTGAGATAGGATGAAGGTCAACACGTGGGGTCACGTAAAATACAAATAAAGTAAATGCAAAAGCAAATACATTCGAGTATTTCCAAGTTCCTGTAACATTAGCTACTGCTAATGATGCAGAATTTGCAATCGCAGCCTAAGAAACTGCACTCGCGAGGTAGGACTTACCTTGTCACCAAAACAACCAAAAAGGCACTTTCGAGTGCCTTTTTTCTTGACCGCTGGTTAATACGGATATATACTAACGACATGACACATGTCATTTTTATTAATAAAAGGAAGTTAACTATGAAGAAGCTATTTTTAGCACTTATGATGGCAGTTGGTTTTGCCTCAGCTCAAGCCCAGGTAACTGGCAATTTAGGTCTAACATCAGACTATCGTTTCCGTGGTATTAGTCAAACTCAAAACG